ACATTACCCTGAATAAGCTTTCCGCTTTCGTGAACATGTGTAAAGCGATGATCAAGCTTGGTCCAGTATGGCTTGATAGATTCGTGAGAGAAATGCTCATGGAATCCGTTCAGCTGGGCGCCGAGAATGCAGTCGTTGCAGGTAACGGTCTTGATCAGCCAATCGGTATGATGAAGAATCTTGCCGCTCCAGTAGATCCAGTCACTGGATACGCTGATAAAGCCGCAACCGCAATCACTGATCTGACTCCAGCGACCATCGGAAGAACTATTGTTGCGCCAATGACAAAGAACGGTACCGTGAAGGTTGATGTTGCCGACATCCTCTTTATGGTGAACCCACTTGATTACTGGCAGTCCATCTTCTCTGAACTGGCTTTCAGAACCCCTGAAGGAAACTACGTACTGGATAAGACCTCCATCGGAGCTACTCTTGTACAGTCTGCAGCGGTCCCAGCAGGGAAGATGATTGTTGGAAAGGCGAAGAACTACTTCTTCGGACTTGGAATGAATACCAAGATTGATGTATCCGATGAGTACAGATTCTTAGAAGATGACAGAGTCTATATCGCGAGACTTTACGGTCACGGAAAGCCTGTAGACAATGATTCCTTTGCAATCTTTGACATCACAGGTGTAAACCCTGTGACCCCATAACAAAGGGAGGATATAGAAATGGCAGCTAAAACCACATCTAAATCCTCAGCTAAGCCGGCAGTGGAGCGTCAAGTTGACGCCCCTACTGCTGATGTGAAGAAGACCACGGCGTATAAAGTCATTGAAACCTTTAAGGATATCGATGGCCATATTTATACAAAGGGGTCCAGTTACCCGGCTGAGGGTAAAAAAGCGAAGAATGAACGAATCCACCAACTTCTCACGAATGAGAACAGGATGAATAGACCATTCATCGAAGAGGAAACGGAGGGATAAAAATGTCCCTAAAAAATGAACCTATACAGTATCTTCCCATGGCAAAAGATAGAATTAATGTGACCTTTAGCCATAGAGATGAGGATATAAAAAGAATGATTGCGGAAGCTATGGTGAAAATCAGAGCGTGGGTTGGTCAAATAGATTTCGATCCAGAAGCGGACGTTTCAGATACCATTGGAATCCTTGCCAATGAAATGCTGCTCGATTACGTGCGTTACAAATGGAATGGATCTGGCCAGTATTTTATGCAAGAGCATAGACCGGCAATCTTGACCTTACAGATGGAGGTGGCCAAGCGTGATAAGAAGAAATAAATATACTCACGATGAACTGAATTCGGGCCAACTATCCTATGGATCTGACAAGCACACAAGAGATGCGGCCGGGAAACGAACCGGAAGCACTTTTGAAATTGCAGGGATTCTGAACTTTAGAAACATGTCTCTTCGGGAAAGTGATTACAACCTTTACGAAGCGATAGATAAAGTCATCGCCAGGAAAGTGAAGGTATACTATGTTCCCGGAATAGAGAAAAACCATAAGGTGATACTTGAAGGTGAAAAGTACGACATTACAAGAATTGATCCAGACAATGAGAAAACCTTCTTGTATCTGTACCTGGAGCGGGTGAATGTATGACGAAAGAAAGAATCGCTACGGTAATAAAAAAGCATTATCCGGATATTCCGGTATTTGACTCAGATATCAAGAAAGAAGAAGTGGCGGAAAACCCTTCTTTTTTCATGTTCCGGATGTCGAATAGATACACACGTGGGGAAAGCGGCAGAAGCCTCCTTCGAAGGGTGTATGTATCTTTCGTTACGAAGGAATCCAAAGAAATCGACGTACCACTTCTTGCGCAGGATTTACAGACCGTGCCACTTTATTTTGTGGATTCCGATGAGGAACTTGGAAAAATCCAAGGAACCGACATCGAAGCCATGATGGTCACGATGGAGTTCTCCATGCAGGTCAAAGGGTGCATGATATGAAATACGATGTAACCCCCAAGGGGCAAGATGATCTCATAAAAGCCATGCAAAAGGTTCCAGAAAAGACAGAGGAGTTAATCAACAAGGCTCTTCATTCTTCCGGCGGGAAAGAAGTCTCCATGGCCATCATTGGCTTTATGCCAAAGTCATCAAGAAATAAAAAGCACGCAAAAGAAAGCAACTCCTTAAAACAGGATGACCTGAACCTTGGGTTCAGAATTTATCCGCGCGGAGGAGCTGCACGGAATAAGGGTTCCTTTGGGTACCTAGTATTTCCGAATGATGGAAGAGGAGCAAAGAATCCTATTGCTCAAGGCTTTTTTGAAAAAGGTCTTGAAAGCAAGATGGATAGACTGACAAAAATCGTGTTAGAAGCCCTGGAAGAGGGCGTTAAATTATAGGAGGGTAAAAAATGGAACTAGATAAGAGTTATGATGTGCAACGAATTACCAACGGCTTTATCAGAGTGTACGATGAGACTGCGAAGACGTACGGCATAGCAAAGGCTACTGGATGTTTAGGAAGCCTGTCTACTGAGTCAGAAACAAGAACTGTGGTCAAGAGATGTGAAGGGGAAGTTGTAGAAGAGCGAGTCATCACCACTGCGTTACTGGTCACATTCACAGGCCACATGCCAATTGGAGTTCTTCGCGATGTCTACGGATTTTCCAATGATGGGCTGAAGCCTGGAGTGTACGCAATTGGTAACAAGTCTAAGCCAAAGAAGGGAATCTACACATGGCAAGCGGAAGATTTATACGATGAACAGAAAAAGTTCATGGCTTATCCAAACATGAGAATAACTTCCGGGTACGCATTTTCTCATGAGAATGGAGCTGAAGAAATCGCTGAAGTAACGATTAGTTTCAAAGCGATGAAGGATGAGCTTGGAAACTTCTACTATGAGGCTTATGAGAATGAATTGACTGATGAATCCGTGAAGACCGGATGGGCTCAGACCTTTGATCAGTCTCTTGTTGAACTCGTGACCCCGTAATGGAGGGAGCTTATGTTATACGAACTAGACCTTAAACCTGATGCAGCTGGAGAGATAAGGACAGTGACGCTTGATACGTCGCTGTCTCTTTATTTTCTGAAAAAGATGCAGCAGGAAAATCTTCTATCTAAAAATTTTATTTCAAACCTTGTGATGACACAGGCGGACCCGACGAAAGCGAACTATGATGACCTACTTAATTCTCCCTATATCGCCTATAGAAATGCGAATCCAAATGGGATGAAAAAAGAAGAGTTTGAAGCGAACGTTCTTTTCGACATGGACATGTGCTCAGTGGTTTACGCGGATATCATCCAGGGAGAACAAAAAAGAAGTGGTGCTATGGCCAATTCTTTCAGACGGGTCACTCAAAGAAAAAAGTAAAGAGCGGAGGGAAGAGGATCCCGGAATATTGGAAAGAAGTGGAAAGCGTAGAGGATGTTTATTCAATCTACGCTTTTTTATTTAGGATTGATTCCTGGACCGTATGGCGACTACCTTTCGCAGAAGTACGAAGAATCGCCACAAATAAATTAGCAATTGAAGGTTTTCTGAATCAAGAGTAGGGAGGTGTGAACATGGCAAAGAAAGAAGTGCAAGTTGAATATAAGGTGCTGAATACGCAGTTTAATTCCGGGATAAAAGATATCACAGGGAAGCTTTCCACCCTAAACAAGGAATTTAAACTGCAGCAAGAAACCATGAAAAACAGTGCCTCGGAAACTGAAAAGCTTGAAGGGAAACTGGAGAAGTTAAACAAGGAGCTGGATCTTTCCAAAGAGAGAACGAAGCTCACAGCTGATGCCTTAGAGATGGCTAAAAAGCAAACCGGCGAAAACTCCAAAGAAACAAAAACATGGAGTGACCGATTGCTTGATGCCAAGAGAAATGAAGAGTTTCTCAAGAACGCCATCACTGATGTTACAGGGGAACTAAACAGTCAAAAAAGCTCAATAAAAGAGCTCACCAGCGTAGAAAAAATTTCTATAGAAAATTCTCAGCGTAGAATTACACAGTTAAACGAACTTGAAAAAAATTCTGAAGAGCTCACGGACGCTTCTGACAAGCTTTCGAAGTCTTATGATCTAGAGAATAAAAGAGTCGGAGAGCTTGAATCAAAATCCAGTGCATTGACCAGGGAAAAGGAATACCTGAGAAAGCAAGTGGACCTCACATCAGAATCCATCATGAATCTAGAGAGGCAACTGGAACTTGCGAAAGAAGAGTACGGAAAGAACTCCGAGCAGGTGAAGAAGCTTGAAGATGCTCTTATGGATGCTAAGATAAAGAATCAGGATTTCACAAACTCTCTT